ACCTAGAAATTAACAGTTTCCCGCTCTGCCGACTGAGCTAATCCCCAATAACAATTACTTAGAATTGTCTGTTTTGTAAAAACCTGGACCATTAAATTTAATCCCAAAGGAACTGTAGACACGAACCATATCGTGACCACAATAAGGACAGGTATACTTAGGCTCGTCGTCCATTATTGATCTTTCAAACTCATGAATGTTATCTTCTACTGCTGTAGCCACATCACAATCACATCTATATTGATACTTTGGCATCTATTTATCCGTGCGTTGGCCAAAAATAGCTACATGTATCACAGCATGGGTCATTGTTGACATCGTCATATGCTGATTGAAATAGTGCGTATTCATGGCTATCCTTTCTGTATAGATTTGCTTGATGTGTTGCATTTACTCTTCGTAGAAGCGTTTGATCTTTCATCCAAAATGGTCGATTATTATGCTCTACCGCTTGAAAATGAACATCAATTGTTTGATCGATTGCATCTAGGTTATTCTTAAACTTAATGCCACGATTGTAACATTCTTTAGCAATAGCATTTAGGTAGTTATACAAAACTAATTCTGAACCCGCCCACATTCTAACTGCTGGATGATTCCGCCAACCTCTTGAGGTTCCAGCCAAAGAGTTAAGGATTTGTCTTCCTTCTAGTAACTGTTTATTTAATCTACGTGAATCTAAAACTGAAGCGCATTCGTCAAAATCGCTGTATGGTAAAAATGTTTGCACCGCATATCCGTTCTCTTAGTTGCTTGAATCTGGCTTACTATTAATTGTATCACGAGCATCTACGATTGTAAAGGCCCATTTCATAATCTTACTTTCATGTTCGTTGTAGTGGTGTCCACAAAAATAAAGTTCTCCAGCAAGGCCCTTTGCATAAACAAATGCCTGTGCTCCACAAGAATCACATCGATCCTTTACGTGTAGGGTTACTTCTTCTACTTCTACCTTATCGTCTACGATTGACAAAGTTTGATCCTTCCCAAAACTTAATTGTTTCTTCTGGTCTAACTGATGAGTGCTCTTCGTCATTTCCCATAGCATCTAGAGCAGCTTGTGCTTCCGCCATAGATCCATAGCATAGTACATTTGTTCCCTCTGTGTCAACAATTGCTGGACCTTCACATCTTTCATGAGATTCAACAATAACAAAGTCTGACTTCATAAATCTTTTCTTTTTCTTCTTGCCATGATCTTCTCCAGACTCGTTGTCCGAATCATTAGATTTCTTAGCATCTACTGGAACACAGTTAGGAACCTTCTTGCCGTTCTTTGTTTTGTAACCAACCTGCTCATAACCTTCCCAGCAAGGACCTTGGGCCTTTTCAAAAGGATTGTCCTCTGGGCAACATCCGTCATAAGACTTCTGTGACTCATTTGCGTAGATAGCGGCCTGCTGAGCTCTTGCGCTTTGCTGAGTCTTGTGGCATCCATGAACCTTTCCAGTATCTCCAACAACTGGATACCCTGGACATCCGTGTGAGCCTTTAGCTCCTATTGTATATCTACCCTTTGGCATGTGTACTCCTTGTTATATATTAATTATACTACTATTAAATTGTACTGTCAATGGTGCCCCTGGCAGGAATTGAACCTGCGACCTGCGGATTAGAAGTCCGTCGCTCTATCCCCTGAGCTACAGAGGCATACTTTAGCTGACGTATACGTCAACAAAACCCTCTGATCTTAACCAATCAAATGTTGCCATTAGATGTTCTCTTGTGTCACAAGTTTGGCATCCGCAATAAGCATCGTAAGTTTCAAAGCCTTCTCTTACATCTTCTTCATCGTGAAGCATCATGTAGCAACCACTCATATGGTCTTCCACAAAATTTTCAAGCTTCTTTGCTTGATCCGCAGTTAGAGGAACTTTATTCATTGCCTTCTTCTTTCTCTTCTAAAATGTCCATGTTTACATAACCTAGCTCATACATCAATTTTGTTGCCTCATCTGAGACTTTCATCTTTACGTTAAGTTCTTCATCATACTCAATATCAATTAAGCCTTTATCAAACAAATCAAGCAAGGCTTCGTCTATCATGTCATGATGAACTTCCCATAACTCTGGTGCTATTTCTTTAGCATTTTCTGTAACCACATAGATAAAGCTTCCGTCATCATTTATCCCATTAATGGCTATTGCACCTATTTCAGTGTAATGCTCCATTAAACGATCAAACTCTTCTGGATCTACCTCAAAGTTATCTTCCATGTGCCTTCCCTATAGTACTGCCCAGCCACGAATGGCTGGGCAGCAGTAACTAGATTCCATCCCAAGGTACCTACAAGCACGTTGGCCAGGACCAGAGCTGTGGCTCGTCCACAAACTATGGTAATACTATTATACTACTTGCTGTTCTTTTTTTCTTGCTTCTTAGCACGTTTTTCTTTTAGAGAGAGCTTAGGCTCTTTCTTTTTGTTAGCGTTGCCGTTTTGTTCTTTGTTAGCCATGTTTACTCCTTTCTTGTGTGCCATGTAGGACTCGAACCTACGACGACCAAATTATGAGTTTGGGGCTCTAACCAACTGAGCTAATGGCACCTATATACAATTCTACAATACTTGCTTAGATTTGTCTATACTTGCTCTAACCACGTTTTGCACAAACTCGCTGAAATGCTTTCTTATGCTTCCTGGTGGCTCATTACCTAACACGTCCCATATCTTCTTATATTCTAAGACATTATTGTACGTTGTTGGACATAAATGGTTTCCTTCATACTCTTCAAGTGTTACTGGGAGTGGTACATGTTTACCAACACAGGCACACATTGTCCCATTAAATTTTGTACTGACATATTTACTCATAGTATACTCATTCCTGATATTGCATCTGAGAGTTCTGCTGGCATCCTCTTAGGCACTCCATCCTTAGTTACATTATTACTTATATTATCTTCTTTAGTTCCAGCCCACGTATGAATATTAATCTCTCTGTCTCCTTTGTGAGACTTTGATATCGCATTGTATATTGATCCACATACAGCATCTGCAAGGTCCTTAGAGCCCTTTCTAGGGTGGTCTACCTTATCTCTTATGATGCGTAGCTGCAAAAGTTCGTCTATTAGAAGCTTTATGTCTGGTCCAGTAATTCTTTCTTCCATAATTCCAAGAGCCATATCTTCATAGTGCTTTTTAGCTACCGATAAAATTTCTGTGTGTATGTTATAGTTCTTAATCTGTTGCATCATGTCGTGAGAGTTCCATCTGTCAAAGGTTACGGCCTTGATGTTAAATCCTCGTGACTTAAGTGAAATTATATAATCTTTAACTTCTGTAAAGTCAACAGATTTATCTGAAGTAGGGGTCCACCACCTAACAGCATCTACAGTTACCTTTGGCGCCACCTGCTCGTAATCATTAAATGATCTTATCTTTACCCACTCACTTACGTGAGACATTGAGACTGCACAGTGGTCATGCTTTTGAGCTAAGTCTACGTGAACAAAATACTCTATGTCGTCTAGAGGCTTCAGCGACTCTTCAAATCTTCCAGTAGAGTTATCTACTCCATTGTGAAGAACAAACGCTGTCTCAATTTTTTCCCTTGATTTAAAAAATGCATCTACTGCTTCTGGTGGCATGCATGCAAATCTTGATAGAGCGTCAGTTGGATTAGTATAAAAAGCTACTTTAAAATCATCTATGGTTCTGGTTGGATTTACCTGCCATGTAGGTCTACGAAGGGCAAAAGTCTTAGGTATCTTATAGGACACAATCTGGTCTTCCTCCCACTCTACGCTAAACTCATTTCCTTCTACACCATCGGAAAGATCTTCGTCCATCTTAAATCTATGATTCATGGTCTTAACCTCTTTTTGCGCTATAACTGCTTCATACCTCTGCTGAATAAAGTCATTCTTATATCTTGGAAAGGAAAGAAGTATAACCTTGCCAAAGTCTGGGAAACGTGAATCCACTGATGCACGATACATATCATAAATGGCTCCTGCAGTTTTTGCCTGCTCGTGACCAGTTGTGTTGTCAATACTAAATCCAGAAATCTCATCAAGGATAACTACAAGGGTGTTGTATCCCTCGAATGCTTCTCTTTCTGAGTGACCTGAGTGGCAGCTAATACCCTTGTCAAATTCAATGACATCTGCTTTTGGAACATACTTTCCAGCAAACCACGGTGATCTATCAATGCGTGTCTTTAGACCCTTAAAGAAAACGTTCTTAGCCTGTTGAGAGTTAATAGCAATATTGATTAGGTCTATGGAGTCTCCTGGAGGCTTTCCAAAATATTTAGCTGGATCCTTTAAGCATAATAGTAAATATACTATATAGGCTACCGCAATTGTAGAACAGTAATCTTTACCTGATCCTTTACCTAACTGAGCAATGACTTCGCTTACAGTTTCTTTCCAGCGCTTTTCGCCAGCCTCTTCTCCATAAAGCTTACTTAAAGTTGCCCTCTTGTATATTTGAGAACTTGCACGTATCAGTGTGTATTGATATTCAGATAATGGTGGAAGCCCTAAAAATCTTTCACTTGTGACAAACTCATCTAACTCTACTGGACGCTCTTCAAACTCTTCTCCGTCAAGTATGTCTATTATGTCTGAAAAATTAAACGTCATCTTTGCCTACTGTTCTTAGGCTAGTCACATTGTTTTGTTCTGCGACTATGACTTCTTCAACCTGATTAGATATCTGAGAGAGCCTACGCATAATTTCATTTCTTACCTGTGGGTACTCTGCGGAGATATCTTTAAGTATTCCTACAAGGATGTCTTGCTTTCTTTCAGTCTCCGCCAAATGGCTTGCCAACTCTGCGTTGTCCAAAAGTCCAAGCTGCTGTAGCATAGCAATTCTTTTTTGCTCTATGTCGGCAATTAGTTTTAACGTTGTGGCTTTTACATTTAGCTGTCCAGCCTGATCAGCATCATCAACAGTCTTCCACGCCTCTTTTATTAGCATTGCGTAGTGCTGGTCTGCTCCTGCTACCGCTTCTTTGGCACGGTCTCTAGCGCTTGAATCATCACGGACAACCGCCTTCCACTCATCTATAAGTTCAAGGACATCCTTGCGTGAAATAGATAAAGTCTTTGAAATCTGTGTAGCGCTATTGCCCATGAGCATTTGTTCTACTACTTTGTTCATTCGGTCAAAACGCTCTGCTAATTCTATTTCAGACATAGTATCCCCTGTTCTATATAAATTATACTCTTAGTCAACTAAAATGTCAAAGCTAAGTAACTAGGATTTTGGCCTTAATACTACGTTTAAATGGTGTGGAGCAGAAGTAATATCTTTAACTTCTATATTTACTTCTTCATCATTAACTAATTTAAACATATTAAATTGATATGATACTTTATTTAAAAACTCTTCTGAGTGATATGGTCCAAGCTCTACAATTGCAGCACGGCATGATTTTAAAGGTCTTTCTAATGTGTCCCAGATCTTTTCTTCATAGCCCTCTATATCCATCTTGATAATGTCTATCTCATCAATTGTAATCTCATCAAGAATATTATCTATCCTGTCAAGCATTACTGGAAGACTTGTCATACCTTCATGAGACTCATCTTCATCCGTTATTCCTGCTCCGCCGATATTAGTGTTTGGAACCAGAATGTAAGCCTCTTTTGTTTCATCAGATAAACCAATATCAAATAGGTTGATTGCTCCTGTAGATTCATAATCATTATCTGACTCTATGATTGTCTTTTCATAGACATTAACAAGCTCTTTGTTAGCTTCAAACGAGAATACTCTTCCGTATGGACCAACTGCCCTTGCCATAATCTCAGTAAAGTATCCAATGTTCATACCTATGTCCAGACAGGTGTCTGCCTCTTTTAGGTTTTTCATAAGCCATGTAGTAGTTTCTGGCTCCCAATAACCTAATGTCTTTATGTTGTGGCCAACATGATCATCGCCATCAATAACATATAGACTAAAACCGTGATTAGTTTTTGCCATAGTGATGGGGTAGATTGTTTCTACTTCTTCCATCTCCTCTGGTTCTTTATCAGACCAAAGTCTTCCAGATACCTCTGGATCGTCATATGTGATACCTGACATTCTTCTGCTATCTCCTTTACTGTTTTCTTTTGAAGTACATATCTTCTATATAAAAAGTCTTTACTTTGATAAAGCTTCATTTTTTCTCCGTCAAAGTTTTGTGAGCAAAGAAAGCTATACCAAAAGCATCTGCGACGTCAAAATCATCTAGCTCAATACCAAATGATCTTTTAACCCAGTCTACGGTTCTTTGCTTTCTTATTTCTCTTTGTTTTGTCTTATACCAGGAATCTGTTTTACCTGGATTAGTAATTTTAATTCCATTTTTTTCATCATTAGTTAGGTTCTTATTTCCTATGTATGACTGCCATGAAATTGGAGCAACTGTTATTACCTCTGCGTTATATTGCATAAGCTCTGCTAGCACTACTCCATATATGTATGATAGTTTAATTACAGCATCTGCAGACTTAACCATGATGGCACCCTCCATAGCAATATAGTCAGCCTTTAGCTCATTACTAAAAGCCCCTATCTTATTTCTTGCGTCAGCAATCTTTTCATAAATGCTAGAACCATTAAGCAATATCTTTCCATATCTTTCTGGCTTGCCATCTCTAAGAAGACAAAAAGCTACGGAGTTTGTAGATGCGTCTATTCCTATTACGGTTGAGGCAGATACTTTACTTAGCTTTGCCAGCGTCATTTATCATGTCCAATAGTCTTTTTTTAGCATCCTTGATATTCTTTGATTCGCAAGAAGAGCATACGGATTCATAGTTATATCTGCTTAGCTGCTTTCCGCAACCTTTATTTATACAAATTCTAACCGCCCCACTTCTTATTGCCTTCTTCTCATAATACTTTTCCATTATTCTTTTGTTTGTTGCTATTCTACAACACTCGTCTGAACAATACTTTTGATTATGAGTCTTTGGCTCAAATGTAGCAGAGCACTCTATTCTTGCACATATCATTTTGGAAGATCCAACTTTTCTATTTTAAGGTCTCCATGCTCTCCAGACCAGCATTCTTTTCTTACTGGACAGTATTTACAAGTAGAAGTACTTTTTGTAAAAGGCCTTTCTGGTAGATGTCCCGCCTCATAGTTTGCGTAGACTACTCTCATCCAGTCTATGGTCTTTTCTATTAATGCCCTGTGTCTTTCATTCATATTGATAGGCATAATAAGAATCTCATTGCTATTTTTATTTTCATACATTAAAAAGCCCTCATCAAGCTTTTCGACCCACATGTAAAGAAGCAGCTGAATTAAGTGTGACGTAGTTGGCGCCATACTAGTTTGCCTTGCAGCAAATACTTCATCACGAACAGTTTTTAGCTCTCCAACAATCTCTGTCCCATACCAATCAACAATCATATCTGCAAAGCCTCTGATAGGAGGATCGTTGCACAGAATTTCTCTTTCTAATTCTTTGGCTAGTCCAGCACCTTCTAGTAATGTTTGAATTCTTTCGTGTGCTTGTTTTCCATTTTCCATGTTTGCTATAGCTATAGCATCGAAGTTGTCTTCAAATTCGCAACCGTTAAATGCAATAAACCAATATCTTGGACACATTCCGTAGCCATAGCCAACAGTACTTGGAGAAAAGGTATGTTTTTTTGCATACCTATCTAAGTTTCTATTAGCGGTATAAGCCTCATTCATCATCTGGCCAAAAGCTATAGGGTCGAACTGTCCCATAGTCTTTTTAAATTTTAAGTTTGTAACTAAGTCTCTACCCATTTAATTTCTCGCTGCATACTTTAATGCATCTACAAGTCTGTCTATAGCTTCCTTTGTAGAGTAATAAATATTCTTTTTGTTATAGTTCAGGGTACCACTTTTATCTCTTGCAATAGTAGTGTAGTATGCTGCCAAAACAGTCAGCTTTGCGCTTATTGCCTGAAGCTCAATAATAAGCATTGGAGCTTTTGCAGATGGAATGTCTGGGTTCATAATTAACTTAACAATTATTGCCAATGCTCTATCCAGCTGTTCATCCTTCATTAAGTCATGAAGATCATTAAATTCCGTTACATCACTTATTAGTTCTAGTACGCTTTTGTCTGACACGCTTATCCAACCTATCTATAAATAAACCCAGTGGGTATCCTACTATTAATCCGAACATAACTCCAAATAAGAAGCCTGTCACTTTTTTTTCTCCAAATTCTTTTTATGTACTGTTAGGTAAGGACCTAAGTCAGCTTTTATTCCTCCGTCTTTACGAAGTCTAACTATTCTGCCATTTTTAATGACAGTCTTATTCATTGGATGCTTACTTGATCCCATGGTTTTCCTCCCAAAATGTAATTAACTCTTCTAAAATTGCCCACTCAATTATTCCAAGGCGTACTTTAGAATCTGTACCCAATATTATCTTGAGTGCTGGGTACATATCTCTATTAACCCTAAATGTATCTGTGCAGATCTTTGACCACACAGGCTTGTTTAAAGTAAACGAAGAAGAAGCTTCCTTGTAATCTACAAGAAACTGCTTCCACTGTGCGTCACCCTTTTGATAATCGCCTCTGCCACTATTTTTTTGGGCTTTAGCTCCATCACGCTTTACTTCACCACGCTCTGACATTACCCTAGGTTTACCTTTGACATGTGGCCATCTGGACACGTCCAAAACACAAAGTATTCTTCACGGTTATATTCTGCTTCAGAAACAACCTTGTTGCATGTCTGGCAGCTAAATGCCCCACCCATTTCAATCTTGTCTTCAGATACAACGGTTGGCTTAGGCTTTTTGCCTATTAGGTCTTCAATCTTGCCCATAAATTTTTTTCTTTAGTCTTTCTACTACGTCAGGATTTTCTCTTAAGTAGCTAACTGTTTTAGCTCTACCCTGAAATCTTTCTTCTCCTATAGTATACCATGCTCCGCCTTTTTCAATAGCTCCGTGTTGTTCTGCTACGTCCAAGACTTCGCCAACCTCATCGATTCCTACGTGGTCTCCTTGATAATAGAAGTCGTATTGTCCCGATAGATTAGGGGGGCCGAGTTTGTTGTAATCAATAATCCAGTTAACGGGTCTTCCAACTCTCTGCTCAATAATTTTGTCACCAACCGTAATGCCAGCCTTGATAGCATTAGCTTCAGCCTCTGAAGACCAAAGCTTGACAACTGTGGATGAGAAAAACTTAACTGCCATTCCTCCCGTTGGGATGTGGCTAGCATGCATAGATCCAAATTGATTTCGTTGTTGCGAAATGAGTACAAGTAGTGTGTTCTTGTTTGCGTAGTTAAGCATTTTGACTGCATGTGTCATATCCTTTGCTTCCGCACCAATCTGCTTGGTGTCTTCTAGTTTCTTTAAATCTGTACTATCTTTTTCAAAATAAATTGCTGGAAGGAGTGCTGATATAGAGTCTACAACAATAATGTCAACTCCAGCTTCCATTAACTGCTGAGCAACATCAACCATATCATTAATTGTTTTTGCTGGAGAATAGATTAATTCATCTGAATTTACTCCAAGCTTTTCTGCCCACTCCTGAGAATAAGAATGCTCAGCATCAATCCAAGCACAAGTCTTTCCTTCTTTTTGAGCTTCAGCAATCATCTGCAAACAAAATGATGACTTTCCAGCGGACTTATTGCCCCATACAAGTATCTGTCTGCCGTGACCGAATCCACCTTTAAGAGCTAGGTTTAGACCTATGCTTGGTGTCTTTTGCTTTAGTGTTTCCACTTCTACTGCGGCTTGTACTCTTTGTCTTGTTTTGGGGTCTAGCTTTGCTAGAATTTCTGATATCTCTGTCATGAAAGTTTTCCTCTAATTCTGATCCTAGTTTTTTAATATCTTTATCTCTTGAAGCTTGTAGCTTTTTAATTATAGTTAGTAAAAGATCTTCATTGTTGCTTTTAATAACTAGCAGTAGTTCTCCCTCGCTACCATATAGGAAGTAACCGCCGATTGTCATCTAAAAAAGATTTCCGTGAAGCTTTGGTCTAGATAGATTCTTATTAATCTTCTTATGCAATACATCATCTAATGAGTGATCTACTATCCCAGCATTTCTCATTGCTGCATATACATCTAGAAGCCTAATAATAACATCAGAGATTTCTTCTACTATCTCTTCGCTACCTTTTGACTTGCGTAGTGCTTCTAAAACTTCTGTAACTTCTGAATGAACTAACGCCAACTTATTTCCAAGTTTATCGTATGAAACTTCTCCATCCCAAAAGCCTTTTTCTATTGCAGCCTCGTGCAGGGTAGCGGCAAATGCGTCTAATCCGTAGTCTGTAACAAGATTACTCAACTTTTGTCTCCCCTTGTCCAACCAAACCTTGTTCAATTGTGATAATAAAGTCTCTAGACTCATTGTCATATTCTAGAATAAGCTTTCTGTCTACTGTCATAGAGCTTGTAAATTTGTCTGCTGGAATTCTTACAACTCCACCAATGTGATCCATTATAACGGATATTACATGACTTATATCTAGTTTTCCTTCAAACGGCGCTACTACTTCACCTTCTGTTACTGGTAATTCATTTTGCATATCTTCGTTCATTTTACGCTCCTTAGCGAATAAGTGCCATCATCTGTTTGGCCAATCTCTGGAATGTATATCATTCCATCTTTGATTCTTCCCTTTAATTTATCGTACGATTGTGGGAAAACAATTGCACGAGTAAGTTCTTTAGAACTATTAGACATAATTAAATGGCCCATAGACTTCCCCTGTTTAGTTCTATATGGGAGAAGGCTTACGCTCATCTTCATTGTGTCTGGTATGTTTAGGCTTTCTGAATGTAAGAATGTCACGAATGTATCGTTTATTCTATTTGCTACATCATCTATTGTAACATATCTGTGGATTCTATTGTCTCCGACCAAGAAGAAGTACATGTTTCCTACTTCAATTTGAGTCTGCTCTGTATGGAATACACCAATAGTTCCAGTCTCATCTACCATTTCAATTCTGGACCAGCCGTTACCCTTTTTGATTCCTTTAACCATAGCAAGCATCACAAACGTGCCACGCTCTTCAAAGTCTTCAAGAGGTGTAACCTGTGCTTTAATGTGTGGGGAAACTTTTCCTAGATCAAACTTAGGAATACTTAAATATTCATACAGGTTCTCAGACTCTTTACCAGTTCTTGGGTTATCTTCAAATGCTGCTGCTCCAATAGAGTTAAGTGCTGCAAGTGCTCTTGAATTAATTCCGCTACCTTTAAATGAAGATTTTTCTTCTAAATCTTTATATGATTTAAATGGTCCAGCTTCCATTAGTTTCTTGCCAATATTATCAGATATAAACTTAATGTTTGAAAGACCAAATCTAATTGCATCTTTCTGAATCTTAAAATCTAAATCTGATTCATTAACGTGTGGCAATAAAATTTTAATACCTAGTCTTTTTGCCTCAATTAAATATTCTGTACGTGCATCTTTATCGTGTTCATTTCTAAGGATTGCGAACATAAACTCAGTTGGATAGTAATGCTTTAGCCAAGCAGTCCAATAGCTAAGAAGAGAATAAGCAATAGCATGAGAGCGATTAAAGGAATATCCAGAGTGTGCTTCGAAGTCATGCCAAAGCTCTTCAGCAGTTTTGACTGGAATATGTTTTGAAGCACCCTCAACAAACCTTTCCTTGAACTCATCAAACTCTTTAGCATCCTTTTTCTTTCCAATGATCTTTCTAACTTTATCTGCTTCCGACATGGACATACCGCCAAGGTGTACGCATGCTTGCATAACTTGTTCTTGGTAAATAATAACGCCATAAGTTCTCTCCGTGAATTGTCTCATTATTTCGTGCTGATATACAATATCTTCTAATCCTTTTTTACGAGCAATATAAGCATGACCAACAGTATTCATTGCTCCTGGACGAACTAAAGCATTTGATGCTGCAAGGTCTTCAAATGTGCTTACACCCATCTTAATAAGAAGGTTTGTGTATGGTGTTGCTTCAGCCTGGAATATACCCTTTGTATACCCCTTAGATAAATCTTCAAATATTTTTGGATCAGTAAGGTCAAGTTTTTCTAAATCAATGTGCTTGCCGTGCCTATCACTAATCATCTTTAATGTATCAGATATAACAGATAAAGTCTTCAAACCCAATGCGTCAATCTTAATTAGACCAATGTCTGCAACAGTATCCATATCATAAGCTACAACTGGAATTCTTCCACTTACATCATCATCTTTGTCAGATCTAGTTTCAATTGGTGCAAACTTTACCAGTTCATCTTTTGCTACAACCATTCCTGCAGCATGCATTCCAACACTTCGAATCTTGCCACGAAGGTTTCTTGCTAAATCAGTTACTTCTGGATATCTTTCTCTGAACCAGAACGCATTAGGGCTTGTCTCAAACTCTTCAAAAGTGTCGACTTGCTTAAGCGCTTTATTAACTTCAGATAGTGGTACTCCAAATACACGAGCAGCATCTCTTACAACTCCCTTATCTTTAAAATATGTAAACGTTGAGATTGAAGCAACGTGCTTAAACTTCTTTCTCAGGTATTCCTTAACTTCTTTTCTACGTCTGTCCTCAAAGTCTGTATCAATATCAGGAAAGTCATTACGTTCTGGATTGATAAAACGAAAGAACAGCAAATCAAATTTTACTGGATCTACTGTAGTAATGCCAAGTAGGTAGCAGACAAGAGAGCCAGCAGCAGACCCACGTCCTGGGCCAACCATAATATCCTTATTCTTTGCAAAGTTGATCATATCTGCAACAACTAAGAAGTAAGAGGCAAAGCTCTTATCCTTGATAATTTTTAACTCTTCATCTAATCTTAACTCATACTCGTCATTGCCATGAATTTCTTTTGTAAGGCCTTTTTCTTTCATACTATTTAATGCTAATTCTTTTAGCTTATTATCAGCATTTGTCTTTGGAACTGGAAGTAGGTCTAATCCCCTTCTAAATTCATAAGAACCAATCTTGTCTGAAACTTCTAATGTATTTTCATAGATATCAGTTCTTGTAAAGCCCTGCTCAATGAAATCTTTTTGCATCTCTTCTTTTGAAGATACGTAGACGTTAATGTCTTGAAAAGAAATTTTTCTTTCTGGATATAGGTAGTTTAATCTTTCAAATATGTTTGTCATCTTTCGTGATGCTTCAAAATCTGCATCCTTATTAATCTTTGGAGATGTTGACAGGATAAGCATTGCTTCTTCTGTTGCACGATCTTCTGCTTTTGCATAGTGACAATCTGCTGTTGCAATAGGTTTAATTCCGTAAGCATCTGCAAGCTCTAGCAATTTCTTATTTAGGTCTTGTGGATTGTGTGGCTGAACTTCCATATAAAAATCGTCACCAAATGTATCTTTAAACCATTTAGCAAGTGATTTGGCCTCTTCGTATTCTTCACGAATAATTGCCTTTGAAATAAGACCATTCATACATCCAGATAAAGCAATAATTCCTTCTTTATATTCAGCCAAAATTTCTTTATCAATTCTAGGCTTATGATAGTATCCTTCAGTCCAAGCAATCTCTGAGAGTCTATTTAAACTCTTTAATCCATTTTCATCTTTTGCCAATAAAATTATGTGATTGTACGCCTGTACCGTCTTATCTGTCTTTGACGACTTATCAAATCTATCTGTGGGGGATATGTATGCTTCTAGTCCAAGGATGGGCTTCAATCCTTGATCTACCGCCGCAATTTGCATTTCTCTATGTGAAGATAATGTTCCATGGTCTGTAATAGCTATAGATGTATGACCAAGATCTTTAGCGGCCTGCATTAATTCGGCAGGGGAATTCAATCCATCCATAAGGCTATAATAGCTATGAACGTGAAGGTGTGTAAAGTCTGTCATTATTCTCCATTACTTATAGGGGGGCTTTCGCCCCCCTATAGATTAATTATTTACCACTCTAAATTAGATGTGGTTGTTTCTACTGATTCTTCTGCAGCTCCGCCGTCACCGTATAGGTAAAATGCTTCTTGCTCTGCATAAGGAACATAGCGCACTGCGCTTTTTTCAAGATCAATTAGTTCTAGTGCTGATGTATCAAATGGTTGCTCATCCTTTGCAAGTGGGATGATTGTGTAACTTGTATCTGTTTTTGTACCTGTGCGTTTAATTCGCCAAGTGCAGTTTGAGATACTTCCCATTTCTCCAGCATACTCAATAAGAGTTGGAGTAACTGTCTTTGCGCTTGTGCCTTGAGAAAGGATAGCTACGTATGGCTCTTCCTTGCCGTCATCTACTAGAACGTTGATATAAAGGCGGCTACGGGCCTTCCAGCCTGCTTTAGGGTCCTTACGGTGCTGTTCATTAGCCCAGTCTCTGCCGTCTGATTCCATAGTGTCTAGTGCCTTGCGACGATAATCCTTTGGATTAGTATGCTCTAGTGCAATAAAACCTAGGCCCATTTTTTCGTCATATGTTGGTGAGTCAGGATCTAACTCTTGCAGAAAGCGAATCTTAATGCTTTCTCCATCTTCAAGCTTAAGCCAGCGAGCTTTTGAACCTTCACCGCTGTTGTAAGTTGGTTTATCTAATGTCTTATTCATATTCTTAAGACCACGAACGATACTCATTTTATATATTCTCCTTTTATAGTTGAGGCTATAAATGCCCCGTTACTTCTATTGTATCATATTATTGGAGTACTCGTAATGAGGTATAGCATTGTTAACACAATGTTTAATTTCCTCATCAGTCATATCGCCAACATCTTTTGCTCCATGCGGATATATTGTGCTATTGTCGTAAACAGCCCATAGGACTTCTTTACCCTTTAACTTTTTTACAATTGCCAAGCCAAGCTCTCTGCCTGCTTGATCATTGTCTGTCATAATAATAACCTTAGTAAAATACTTATTTAAAAGGCTAATACTATCATTAGAGATATGTCCACCAAGTGTAGCGACTCCGTTTGGAAATCCTGCCTGATGTAATCTCATAGCATCAAAAGATGCTTCTGTAACTATAGCCACTGGACTTACTTTTTTAGCTCTGTGTATATTAAATACAGTTTTGCTCTTTGGTAAACCTGGTGAATTCTTAAATCTTTTTTCTGTTATATGTCTTCCTACGATACCAATACATTTACCATCAGCACTATGCACTGGAACAGTAACCATCTGTTGGTTTGAAGAAAACCCAATATCAAAATCTAATATAGTCTGGTCAGTAAACCCACGCATATGCATGTAGTCTCTTCCATCATTGCTTCCTGACATTTCAGAAGAGAGCTTTGTAATAATTGACATATCAAACTCTTTTAGATCTTCTGAATCTACCATAATATCTGAAAGTCTCTCTTCAAAGTCTTCTTTAACCTCATCTTCTTTAGATGCAATAAAACGAATTGATTCAAAATCATTTCTTTCAGTCATCTTCTTAACTAATTCTATTATGCTTCCTGCTTCACCACATGAAGGATTAAAACATATAAATGCTCCACGCTCTTTGCTTACGCTAAAGCTTGGTGTGTTTCTGTTTCCGTGAAATGGGCAAAGGCAAAGAAAGTCGTTACCTGTTTGAGAGACTATTTCGACATTGATCGCTCTGAGGACAGCTCTGATTTGTAATGGGGCGTATACCTGTGAATCAATTGACCCTGAACCATTCCCTCTGAATGCCACGCTTTTCTCTTTCCTACGAAGACTCCATGCATTGTAAACACAAAGTCGTAATTTTGCTCTATAGTATTAAATTGTACCGAAAAGGCTGGGTTTATGTCAAGTACCTTGACATATCCAGTTATCCTCATCTGGTGAGTTAATAAATTCTCGTATTGATTTCTTAGTCGTATGAAGTCTGCGTCATCACGTATGATGCCGTTAACCTGAAATCGGTGAATCTTTCTGTGGGTCATTCTGACTTCCGTTCTGGTATACTTCTTCAATTATACCCCTGTCAATGTCCCAATTTAAATAGAATGAGAAGTTTTTCCCGTGTCTATTCTTTCTAGAAACTACCTCAATAAGGTCCGTATCTGTATGCTTGTGGATAGCGATAGCCATATCAGCATCATACTCAATAGCCTTTGACCAAGCAACCTGAGATAGCATTGGTGGCGCATCTTGATCTGATACGTCATCCATAGTTGCTGCAGTAATATCAATTACTGGAATATTGTTACTTACGGCTAACATCTTAAACTCACGAGAAATATTCATGTTACGCTCAGTAGCACCGTTGCTTCGCTTTGTATCAGTAAATAGCTGGTGATAATCAAGAATAACTAAATCTGGTTTGTGTTGATCAATCTTTGCCTGAACTGTTGCTGGAGTTACATCCGCCATTCCCTCATTTGAAACAAGGATGAATCCACGCTTATCCGCAAATCTTTTCTTACCCCATGCTCCAAAATCGTCAATGTTTACATCTCCACGAGCAAAATCACTTGCTCTAAATTGTCCAGAGCCTAACATGGTATAAATACGATCACGCATATTTTCTGGTGACATTTCAAGAGATACAATCATAGGCTTGAATCCTTGTTCCCAAGCTTTACACGCAAGGTAGGATGTCAACCACGTCTTACCACGTCCTGGCCAACCAATAGCAACAATTAGGTGTCCAGGAGCCATACCAGTTGGGTATGCAATATCCATAGCCTTAAACCCTGTAGCAATACCTGGAGAGCCTCCCATGGCATCTGAGCGTTCTCTTAGTGCCATAATATGCTTTTGTGCACTCTCGTAATCTGTTAAGTCTACGTCTCTTACATTATTTGCATACTTACCAAGCTTTGATATTTCTTTTTGCATATCCGCAATTACACGAGAAGCAGCATTTTCTTTAAGTGATGAACCTGTATTTAATAATAAGTTTCTAATTTTACCAGAAAGGAATTCATTCTTTAGTTGGTCTAAGTAATATCCAGTTTCCGCATTAGTAGCAATTACATCAAAGTCTCTAAATTTATCTGATAGAACATCCGCTTCTGGAACAGACCTGAACTTAGAGTAGTAAGATTTTAATCCTTCCCATACATCTTTATGTGACTGAAAAAGATCATCCACATTCTCTTGCATGAGAACAGAGATATCCTTATTCTTACATACCGCACTAATTACTGCCGCTTCAGTGTTCAAGTGATTCTCTCTCTTCTACCATTTGTTTTGTTTGCATTCTTAGCTTTTCTCTAGCTAACTTGTCTTTATCCAATTCTATCATTACATGGTCGAGCTTGTCAAAATTAAAGAAGAAATGTTGCAGTGGATGCCCTGGACGATTTGTCCTAAAGTAATACTCTAAAACATTTCTAGCACGATCAAAACCTATACTATCAATAACATCTTGCATGGCCCATTTTTCACGATACTTATTAATTTTTGGAGTACGATTATATTTTTCTTTATATAGCATCTCATAGATTGAGATGAGAATGTATGGTTGTCTCGCCTCTTCTTTGGCCATTAAGACTTAAGCTCCTTTTCAATCTCCTGCATTTTTTCAATTAGCTTTCCTTCTACAAATGCGTATACACGCTCTGTAGCCTTATCTACATTCTCTTCTGACCGCAAAAAATCTTCTACCCCAATGCTTACCTTAATGCTTTCATAGTTGCCAAGGTTACGTGTGTACTGGAGATCTACCTTTACCTTTGTGTTTTCACTCATAATCGTCATCCTCATCCTCTTCTTCTTCAATAATATCACGTTCTATGAGCGGTGTAAAGCCAACAGATAACTGAGGCTTTTTCTTAGGCTTCTTTAATCTTTTATCTTCTTTTCCAATTTCCAGCCACGCTCCAGCTATTTGAAGAAGAGTGTCTGTATCATTAGTCATCTCTGCAATTGAGGCTGCTTTAGATAACATTGTTGCCGCATTTTTTAGATATAAACTACTGTTCTTTGCAATATTGAATTCAGTTTGAGGAAGTGTATATTCCTTTTGCTTCTTCCGCCTTCTTACCATACGTTTTCCTTCCAAACTGGAATAAATTCCCCTGAGTCATTCTTAATATATAATGTCGATGTTTCTTTTAACATTGATTTAACCTCAGATCTAGTAGGGAGACCAGATGAATTTACTAACCCATCCTTGCGTGGTCTCCCTACACTGACCGTTGAGCAATAATCATGAAGCTCTAGAACCTCTTTTTCAGAGAAGAAGTATTTGCCGTAAGAGTCAAACTTACCATCAATCTTATAACTTCTTTCTGGAGTTCTAATTATTCCATCACGAATATATTTATCTATCGTCATTCTGTGACGATTTAGAATGTTAGCTACTTCTGTGATTGTATAGGCTTTTTCCATACCCTTTTGAGTCTCAGACCAAGAGTAGGCAGTTCTTCTCTTTTGAGAATAACACCATGCTGTTACAATATCACTACTACGATTTACATGCAGCGTTTTATGCAGCATTTCGTTTACGAAGAAATACCTGACTTTTTTAGATAGCGTCTTTCCTTTGCGTCTAGCCATCTACCTAATGCATTCCTCTCTTTATCTAACATCCATCTTTTACCACACCTGATGCAAAAAAGTTCTACGTGTAATTTTTGAGAGAATACTCTGTCTAAGAACACGGAACCAAGGCATCTTTTGCATCTCATATTAAGACCTACTTGTCTGAGGTCTTTTTTACAGTTGCTTTCTTAGCTGTAGTTTTCTTTGCTGCTGGCTTATTTGTCTTTGCAATATCTGATAGAAGTGAAGCCATAGATGTTGCTTGAGCAACTGACTTATTTCCACCGCCAAATGACTTTTCCAAAATAGCGTCTGCAGGCGTACCTCTTAGAACCAAGTTATAAATAGCTTGTGAAGTACCAAATACTAGCATAGCAGACTGAAGCGAATCTCCGCTGAATAAAGATGCACCACTTTGGATCCATGCTGTAGCAATTCCTGCTACTGCGCTAGTTACAAGTGCTAATGTGCTCTTTGTCTTTGCTGACATTCTTACTGTCTTAATTAGAGATGTTGCAACAATGGTAACCAATGAGGCACCAAAAATTACTAATCCATCCATGTTTTTCTCCTTATACTGTTTGTACTCTATTACTAGAGTATTTTCTTACTATCGTAGTTTTGCTACGAATTCTATAGTGTGAATTTCTTTCCGTCAACTACACAAGTGTAGTCTGGTGAAACGTGAATCATCTGAATGTGTGGATAGTTTCCATTTTCAATATGAGCAATGGCAAATCCCTTTTGCCAGTCATGGTGTTGAGTATACTTCATTCCTGGACCCTTTTCATCACACATGTGACCAATTTCATATCCACGAAGAGTTTCACCTTCTCCATTATTTCTTAGTTCATAAGTAACCATATGAGAAGCAATTCTATGAGAGTGTCCTCTAATCAAGGATACCTGCATATCTTCCATATCTTTTCTGACTGCACCGCCTGCAGCAATTGACATACCGTGATGAACGTGAATATCTCCAAAGCGTCTTCTTGGAAGGCTATCATAATAAATATAATCGTAACCCAAAGAATCTAGACTCCATAGGGCTTCTGGAGTAACATGCTTTGCATACTCTGGAATCTTTTTATCTAAGTAATCAAATATTCTAATATCATGGTTTCCTAGAGCAGAGAAAAGCTGTGCCTTTGGAGCAATCTTTCTTGTCTTAGCATAAAACTCTCTTGCTCCGCTTGCTTCGATTCTCATGTCCTTGATCATTAACTCTAAATCATTAGTGACATCATCGTTCTTGTATGCTTTTAAAAATTCTGTTGGCTTGCCTTCAGTGTATTTGCTGTAGCATGCCTGGTCATCTGTATCTCCAAGGTAATCTACAACGTCTGGCTTAAACCATTTCATCACCTTAAACCAAAGCTCTATCATCTTATCATCTTGATATGGAAACTGTTGATCTGATGAGAGCATCCATTTAAGGTCATTCTTTGCCTGTGTCATAAAAATCCGTTCATATATGTAGAAAGACGACTCTTCGTCGCCTTTATTTAATAATAATCTATTGTTTCTATTATGTCAAGCACATTGTTTGTGTGCTTTATCGTGTTCTCTTCTTGAACATATAAAAAGATTATATGTCTGATTATTTGTTTTATCTTCGTCTATATGATGAATAGTTTCATTAGTCTTAACCATTCTATCCATCTCTTTCTCTATTACTAAAACGTGCTCATAATACCAGCCTCCTGCGAAGGCTTTGGGATGTTCTGGCACCCATACTAAGATATATCC